TTGTCTGGCATGTTTTGCCCAACAATTACCGCAGTTCCCATTATCGCTCCTTGTCGTACCAGCCCTATCGTCCAAACATCGCCTTGATCTGCTGTAATCGTATTTCACGCGATGCAATCGTTGCTGGCGTCCGACTTCCTGCCGTTGGCTCGTTGGTCTTTTCGCCTTCCGGCTTGCTGCCATACATCGCCTTTGCGAACTTTGGAGCGTCAACGACAATATCTCCGACCTCTGTCGCAAACCCGGCCGCAACTGCTTCTTGTGCCGTGTACCACGTTTCCGCATCCAGAATCGCCATTATCTTCTTGCGGTCCTTTTTTGTCCGGTCCATGTAGGCGTCGAGAATGGAATCTCGGTATTTGTCCAGAACGTCAGCGGTCTTTCGCAACTCCGCCGCACTTCCCATCGCCATCGTCCACGGATTGTGAACCATCATCATGGCGTTTTTCGCCATAACGACCCGATCTCCAGCCATTGCGATGTAACTGGCGATCGAATACGCCGACGAATCCACAACAACGTCAACGCCGCCCTGATGCCGCTTCAGTGCGTTAAAGATTGCTCGCCCCTCGTCCACGCTTCCGCCGGGGGATGAAATCCGAAGCGTCACCTTGCGGCCTGACATCTTTGCAAGGTCAGGCAATACCGTTGCCGCATCGATCATTCCCCAAAACGAGGAACCAATTGCATCGTAAAGAAAGATTTCGCCGGTTTCCAAATCAGACTGGTACATGCTTCGCAACCTTTTCGACTAGGGAATCATGAACGAAAATTGAATTGACTCGTGTCGTCCCGAGTCGCGTGTAATTAAAATCACAAGCAATCGAATAAACGGTTTCGGCGTTGTCTTGGATCTTGAAGCCGCCATCGATTTCACGGCCCAGCAGCCACGCCGGAACCCGCCCAATATCATCCGTGTTGCTGGAATGGCATTTGTCAAAATGCTCTACCATCAGAATGCTCGTCTGATGATTGCTCAACACATGCTCCATGATAAGACTGTCGATGCCGTCCACATCAATGACACAAAGCATCACATGTGCGTCGAGATTGGAACTTGTTTTGAAAGCATATTCCCCGCGTATCTTAGCCCTTGGAAACTTAGCAGCCAGTTGCCTGATTGAATCTTCGTCTCTTTCAAACAGCACGCAATCAAGCCCGTAATTGTAAAACGGCTCGATTGTCAACGGCAGCCCCTCGCCGTCACCAGCCCCGATTTCAACGCATTGGCCTGGCTGGTTGATTAGGTTCGCCAACGCAGCCAAAATTCCCTGTTCACCAAACTGCCAGCCGCCTGCCTTTTCTGTGAGCCACTCAAACTCCGGCCGATCGGCCACAAACCCTTCCGTCATACTGTCGCTCCAAGTATGTAGTCTGCCAAATCCTCAACCCGCTCGCCCCACGATGCCGTAAGTTCTCCAACAGCGTCCGGCAATGCCTTCGCTGCCGTCTTGCTCATGACTTCGATTAACGCATCCTGCGAGATTCTGCAATGCTCTGCGGCCGCATATGGCGTTCCCCCAAGCTGCTCACACACATCGCACAGCGTGTGCTGCCATTTCGCATAAAACTTTTCAACCGACTGGATCGGCGTTTTGGTTTTGACCGCTGCCGCCACTCGCTGCTGCTCGATAGCCAGCAACGGTCGCAATCGTGAAATTACGGCCATTCGCTGCACTGCTTCCGTTTCTGGATCGTCCTCCGGCTCAGGGTCTTCGGGAACGTCTGGCGAATCCTCTTCCATCGGTGCTGTCACCGTGATCGCTGGATTCTGATACTCATCCCCGCCGTCATAGGGATTCATGTCGAGTTTTTCGCGTGCTTCATTCGGGCTGATCACCGTTGCCGCGATTAACTTTGTCAGGTATTCCGCCTGCTTCAGTGGGTCCATTCTCATTAGGGCATTGGTGTTAAACTTGAAGTAGTGGGTTTCGCTGGTCAACTGGCGTTCGGTCAGCAGCGATCGATTACAAGCCGCCTCAATGTGAACCAACCAGCGGTTTAGGCAGTTCGTCAGGTACGCCAAGTGCTTTTCTGCAAGGCTGTTGTACGACACTGAGGAATCATCGCCAAGAATCTCCTCTAGGCAAAACCACATCGCAGCTTCTTGCCGCTGAAAAAGTCGTTGCTCAATCCACTGCGAATCCTTGCCGCTCATTGACACCATGTTTGCCTTGATGCCTTCGCGCAGCATAGCTGTTTTGCCAGTGTTTTCCGCTCCGTCGTGAGCCTCGCGGAACATGGACAGGAATTTCTTTGCTTCTTCTTCGTTGCGGAACATTCCGCCAGGAGCCTCGAGAATCAACGACCCGCTGAATCCCTTTTTGGCGAGGTTTCGAACCTGATCTTCCGCTGACAATCCGGCGTCTAGGCTGTTGCTCATGACTGCGGCTGCGTTCAGGCCCGCCAATCCGTTGAAGCTCAGCCCATGCACGAAAAACACGTCTTCGTCGGGAAACCAAACCGTCTGGGTGTCGGACGTAACACCGACCTTTTTAGCTAACGGCTCGTGCTGGCACAAAACGGTGCCGTGGTATCGCTTGCCTTCGTACCATTCGGAACTTGATCTGTCTGGCAACAGTGGCCAAAGAGCAACTGGCCGACCGCCTTCACGCTCAACAACACATCGCCAGTTGCCGTAAAGCAGCAGGCTCGGAGCACCAAACATTTTCCACTCTGGAGCCGTCTGGTAATCGTTCGGCCGCGTGTGGACGATCTTGTGGCCGGGGTGAGAACGCTCAATGCTGCTGCCGCGTTCAAGTCTGCGATGGCAGTTGATAGGCAGTTGCGAAAAGTGCCCCGCGATCTTGTTGACCGCATACCAGACAGGGGCATACTCAATGGCGCGGCGCGGAGTTAGCTTGGATGAGCCAAACTCCGGCGAAGTACCAAAGAAAGCACCCAAACCAGAGCCAATTCGTGTAATAAACCGTCGAAACAGTTCCATATTGGGGCTTTCAAACGATGAATAGAGAACCTGTCGGACGCGATGGAGCCAGCATTGCCAACCGAATGCCCATCAACAAAGCCACAGCAGCGTCTATTTTCTCGCTCGAATTCCGCTTATCTGGCATCATCTTACCTTGTGCGTTGCTGGTTGTCATCATGTTAAGAGCACACCAGCGAAGGATGTTGTCTGTCTTGTCGGGCGTGAACCTATTTTCGCGAATCGCTGCCGTTAGTTCCTGCATCGGCTCGTGAAACTGAAAGCAGTTCTGAGGCATTTTAATAACGTCAAGTCCGGCCTGAGATAGCTCGTCGCCCAGTTGAGCCGCGTTGTATGGGTCATAGGCCACCGCCCTGATACCAATTTCCTCCGCAACTCGAAGAAACTCGTCTCTGAGCGATGCTACGACATAGCGGACAACCGTCAGTTCGCCGGTTGCGATCCATCCGGCCCACGGCTGCTTCTTCAAATCTCGTTTCGTTTCATCGACAATGAATGACTTTGTAAATCCCTCGTAACGCCAGATCGTTTTGCCTTCCTCATCCTCATCCACCGGGAATCGAGCAATCACGCCAAACGATGCCAAGTCATCACGGCCGCCAAGGTCGATCCCAGCGGTGATTGCGTCTGCGTGTCGCCAGGACGAAAGCGAGTCTGCTATGTCGTCCCAGTCAGCAGGCAAAATGAATCGTTCGTAGGCTGACACCTTGCGATTGCAGTGGTACCGGGTAAATCGATTTAACTCAACTGGTGATGTCTTCGCCTTTGCTGCCGCTTCTCTCAGGGATTCCAGCCCGATCGAAACGCCGATATTGGGGTTCGCCTTTGGCCACAGCGACTCATCCAACGCGTCGTCATTCTCGTCGAGTTCAAAGATGTATGAAAAGTATGACTCGTCAACGAACTCCCCACGAACAACACCTGTTGCGTAATCATAATCCTCCTGCCAGAGCTGGCTTGTGTCGTCTCCTGCCGTGGTGAAGTCGATAATCAACGGCTGCGAACGGTTGCCGGATCCCGTCATCATCGTGTCATAAAACTTACGGTGGTGTTCCCTCCAAGCGTGCTTTTCGTCCATCAGCACCATGTGAGGGTTCAGACCGTCAAACGGCTTGTCGCTTCCGATGCAGTGAATATAGCCCTTGTTATGCGTGAACGTGATCTGCTTGTTGATTGGCGTTGAAAGAGCCTTGACATGCTCCGACTGGCTTCGCATGCGCTCGATTTCGGCATACATGACCTTCTGCACCTGCTCCTTTTTTGTGGCACACAGAACGATTTCCGCCACGTCTTCCGGCCGTCCTGTAAACGGATTTACGTCCGCCATGCCGCCATCGATAGCGATGCCGGAACCCAATGTTGATTTGCCGTTTTTTCTGGCCATTGTCCAGAACACCCGGCGGAACCGTCGCGTTCTGTTCTCGCACCGCTTCCATCCGAATATGTTCCAGATCCCGAACAGTTGCCACGGTTCCAGATTGAACGGCAGTCCTGCGGTTTTGCCAATGGAGTGCTTCAGCACCGCCGGAAAGAACTCACAATGTGCCGTCGCCACATCGAGAGAAAAGTAGTACGGAAACTCCGGGCTGTTCTGCCGCTCCAGATCATCCACATATCGCTGCACTGCTGCCCGATGCGAAACACACGACACGATGCGACCGCTCAGCACGTCTTTGACGTACTTATCAACGGCCTTGTGTGTGTCGCTTTTTTTCTTCATCCTCTCCCCATTCGTGCCATGATCTTT